TCAAAACCTCGTATTTTAAACCAATCTTTTGGTATTTCAAACCTTGGTATTATATGAGTATCTTTATTAAAGGTATCAAAATAAGCCCCCTCGATAGCATCCCAATCGCCATCTAGCATTGCCCTGGCTAATGCACCACCTAAGCCTAGCAACTTATGCTTGTAATTAGGGTCGCTTTGAGTCATTGTCGGGTTGTCGTTTAATTTTGCCGGTATAAACTGCCTCGTCATTCCTCCTTCCTCTGGATCCATCTCGTAAATTTTTAAAGGGTCTTTATTGTCTATAAATTCACTTTTTACAAATTCATGTCCCACTCCACCAGGGTTTGATCCGCAAATTATTCTTGGTAATGTTCGAGGTAAAAAATCTGGTGTGTTTGCAGGATATACAAGTCCCGCCGTTCTGCATCTTGCTCTAAGAAATTTATATATAAAGTCTGTAAAGTGAGTTAACTCATCTATTAGTAAAATATCTATTTCCGCACCCTGATAATTGTAAACATCTTTCTCATGTTGGCAATGACATAAGTGGATCATGGAACCGTTTTTAAAAGCAATTTTACCAGTCGATTCATTAATTTTTACTATTTTTTTTTCAATCAGTGGTGATAAAATGTTTAAAAATCCATTTTTACCGTATAAATGATTTTTTTTTAAATCTTCCGTTTTCCTTCTAAATAAATAAATTTGTATGTTAGGAATAAAGCCTGCATAAGCTATTGCTAAAGTTCTCATGCAGTGAGACTTGCCCCCACCTGCTGCCCCTCCATATAAAATTTCAGTTGCCTTACTTGTTAAGCATAATGTTTGTTTATAATGTAAATTAAACTCCATTCGCTTTTCTTAATAAACTCTTAACAGATATTAAAATATTATTTTCTGCTTCTTTAATTGTTAGCTTGCTATTATCTGTTGTAATGCACGAATAAATATCATCGCTCATATTGTTTATGTACGATTTCGGTAGGGTGTAAATTTTTAAATTAAAAACTTTATATTTTTTTAGGTGTGTCTTAAAATCTGATATTTTTAAATTATTTATCTTTTTTAATACTTCTAGGTTTTTCATGCAGTTTTATTTGTCTCCACCCCGTGGAAGAAGTTGCCTAATCCCTGGTTTATAAGGGTTCAGTTTTTTAGTTATTTTCTGTTTTTAGATTAAATATTACTGGGATACCATCATCTGATTTAATATTTTGCTCCAGGTCTTGCTTATCAGCCCAAACACAATTGTATCCGTCCCTTTTAAATCTGTTCTTAGTGTTGTAAACAAACGCGCCATTGTTAAACCCGTCAATCTCTCCAACTGTCCCTCTGCGTCCTCTTTCTTCCCACCAGACCTGACTTAATATGTTCCCCCTTTTAATTGTGTCTAAAAAATTTATCTCTATTGGTTCAAGATTTGCCTCGTCTGATCTTAATATTCTATAAAAAGTTTCTCTTGTAATATCCAATAAAGCAATCGCCACTATATCACTACCACCATTTTCATAGCTGTCTAATATCTTCTTTTTTAATTCTTCGTTCCATTTTTGCGGTATAACTCTAGGTCTTCCTGACTTTTCTTTGTCTTCTTGCTTTTTGTTTACTGCCATATTTAATTAATTAAGATTATTATAATAACATAATAAGCTAATTGACTAAATAGTCAAGTTATAGGAGAAATGACTTATTAAGTAATTCTTAACAGCTATTTATCAAGTAGTAATTTCAAGGTTAAATGCTCCGCGTCACGAAAAAAAATAAACTGTTCTTTATCTCGTTTTATCCAGTAATTTACCGATGTTTTAATATAGTCTAATTTGTTAGTTAGTCTTTCTTTAGAGTGAGAAGCTTGAATAATAGATTTATGTAATTCTGAATTTGTGAAATCTGTCATTTTATTTTGATTTGAGTTAATTACAGAATTAATTATAACTAACTCTTTTTAAGATGTCAACTATTTATTTTAAGTTTTTTAATTCTGGTAATATATAATGATTTACCGAGTACATACAATTATTATTCCAAAGCCTCTGCCAACAATTGTTATTTCTTGACCATTTAAAGCCGTGTTTTTTCATTATGTCAATTCCTGCCCTTTCTGGCTTATCATCAAAAAAGAATTGCACCCTATCGTTCTCTGCGTTTTGCTCATCTGACCTTATCTCGCTTGAGGGGTTATTTTTCTTATCTATTGCTTTTTTTACCTTATCAATAAAATCATACATTTCTTGACTTCTTGCCCTCTCTCTATTGTTCATTTTTTCCATCCTAGCAACTGGAAAATTAGATGGTCCAGTAATCATTGGAGACATACAATTGCTTTTAGCGTTTAATGAGGCTAGAAATAAGCTCTCAAACTTTGTAAAGGCTCTTTCATCTGCTCCTAATTCTGTAAATTCTTTATTTATCTCGTCAAAATAGTTGCATGCGCTTACTGCTCTTTTTTTTGGTGAAAAACTTATAGCATAATAAGCTCTGTAAGCAGTGTCATAGTGTTTATGTTTAGTCATTTTATTTTTAGTTTGAGTTAATTACAAAACTAAGTATAACTAACTACTTTTAATATGTCAACTATTTATTTTAATTTATACCAATTTTTAAAATTTAAAACTTTTTTCCTTTTTTCCTCCGAGTCATGCACATAATCATAATAATCAAATATATCTTCAATATTAGCTACTTTTAGCTCTACAGCTTGCTTTAAGTCTTCCGTTGTTATCCAATACTCTTCATTAATTATCAATGTTTCTCCTATGTTGTTATGCAACCATTCCCCCGTGATTAATCCCTCGTCACTACCGTCACTTGCTAAAAAATTTGTACCCTCTGCCGCTTCACAATCTAAAAGTTGCTTGCCGTCATGAAAGCCAAAGATAATATCTTTGTAATCTGATCTTAGCAAGATTTCAACAAGTAGTTCATTAATTGATTTATTATATGCTTTTAGTAAGTCTTCTGCTTTAGTGTTAATTTTCATTATTTTTCATTTAATATGTTATATATTGCTTGCCTTGAAATTCCTTTCATTTTTGAAATTTTCATTATTGTATAATTTTTTTTTAACTCTTTTATCTCATTTCTGTCAATTTCTCTTGGTCTGCCTGCCCTTTTGTCTGATTTTGCTTGTCCTTTTTTAATTTTTTCTGAATGATTTTTATATTTTTCCATTTTTATTTTACCAGAAAGATTATTACTCAATTATGGTCAAAATTAATTGAAGAACATATAACTCCACCCAAAGGTGCAATTTCTTCTTTGCAAGAATTAACTCAAGCTAAACATAAAACGTTACCAGAATATCAAATTCAAAAAATTGGAATTATGTTCGTCAACACATTTATCACAACCTACGCAATTATAGCAATCAAAACAATCATCGCAATCTATGCAATCTTGGCAATCTTCACAATATACGCACCCTTTACAATCTTCTAATTTTTCGCAATTTTTACAATTTTCTGATCTTATACAATCTTGGCAATGCTCGCAACTTGTGCAATCAATGCAATCTTTACAATTATAACAATTAGTGCAATGTTCACAATCTTTACAATCTTTACAATCATAACAACCTTGACAATCTTTACAATATACACATTCTTGGCAGTCTTCTGATGTTTGGCATTTTCTGCAATTAGTGCAAAGTGTACATCTTATACAATCTTGGCAATCTTCGCAGTTAGAACAATCTTTACAATTATAACAATTAGTGCAATTAGTACAATTTTCACAATATGATAATCTTCTACAATATATGCAATCTTTACAATTATAACAATTAGTGCAATTAGTACAATTAATGCAACGCGTACAATTTATGCAATTTTTACAATCTTTGCAATCAATGCAATTTATGTTTAAATTTTCATCAACTGAAATTATATCATTATTTAATAAATGCTTTTCTTGGTATGGTGTAAGTTTTTTGCTTTTTAAAAAAGGGTATTTTTTAATTAATTGCTCTATTGTTTCAAATTTCATAATTTTTATTTTTAGTTAATTACTTAACTAAGTATAAACTACTCTTTTAATATGTCAACTAATTATTTAAAAAGGTATGTCATCATCTAGTAAATTTTCAGATTGATACCCATTCGCTTTTGCTTCGTTGTGTTTATCTACTGCTTCAAATTTTGCCTGATTAATAACTACTTTTATATAATTAATTGTTTTTCCGCTTTGATCCTGAAAATTATCAGCAATTAAGTTTATTTCTGCTTCGAATAGTTGCCCCTTACTATCTAGAATAGCCCTCTCTGTGTCTCTGTCTATTTGGCTTTTAAATGCTACAAACGGCAATGTCTTTGATATATATATATCATTTTTTTTTGTAGAAATATTTACTTTACCAGAAATAATTTTTTCACTTTCTCTTATTTCAAAAGTGCTTTTTTCATATTGATTACTTTCTTTATTATATACATTTGCTATTCTTAGTTTTTGCATTGTTTTTATATTAAGTTTTTAATTTTATTTATTGGTCTTTATCGTTATCTATGAAGATATTTCTACCAGCCTCAAATTGATTAATTTGTCTTATTAGCTCATAAGATTCTGATCTTAAAACATTAATCTCAACATCTGTTAATCTTGTCTCTTTAAAATTGGCTAGTGTTGAAGATATTATACTAAAAGATTTAATTATTTTTTTGTGTTTATCTTTGTAAAATTGTTTTTTGTTCATAATTTTTATATTAAGTTTTTAGTTTTATTTAGTTGTTTTTTACTTAATTAAAAAATGTAGGTTTAAATCCAGAATTAAAGAACAACTTTCCAACATCAGCCTTTGTTTCTTCTTTAAGATCGGTAAATTGCCATTCAGCAGTCTTATCTACAAAACTAGAGAGTCCTCCAAAATTTATATTATCTATTTTTTCAATTTCTTTGTTAAGTTTTCTGACTTGATCGTGTGAAATATTTTTAATTGTTATTTTCATTTTTTTTTAGTTTAAGATTAATTACATCAATAATAGTAGAATTGTTAATTATAAAAATCAAGCATAAATATTAAAATATTTCCTTTCTACTGCTAATTTATTATTTTTTATATTTATTATATCTCCAATTTCAACTGTTGTTTTATTTATTTTTAATAATTTTTTTCTGCTATCTCCTTGAAAAATATATGATTTTACATCATAGACAGAATTTA